TGCTCCTTAACAGAAATAGTGACTGAAGGTTTGTGTTCACACCAATGACGCTGATAGGTAAGCCACAGTTCAAGCTGCTCTACGGCTGTCATATCTGTGCGTGTCACTGCACCCTTTGGTGACTTCATTGGGAAGCTAAACACGGTAGTGCTATCTGGCTTCATTACATCTGGCTCACTAGGAATGCCTTGTGATATAAGGAACTGTGTGAGTGGGTCTTTGTTATCACCACGAACAGTGCGAATGTAATATGGATTGTGTCTAGCATGAATGCCACTGGCTGCATCAGTAAGCTGTGATACTGTACCACTAGGCTTAACACAGGTGACAGCGGTAGACTGTGGAATGCCAATCTGTTTAGCCATAGCTTTGTTGGCTTCAACAGCAGTAGCACGTAACAACTCAAGTGCAGTCTCTAGCTTACCACCAGTGGTAGATGTTAGTTTATTATCCATAATACCTGTCAGTGAGACACCAAGCAAACGCTCATCTTCTGTGTTAGTCTTCCAAATCTTGCGTAGATATTTAAAGTCTGTCAGTGTTGCTTGAAATGTTCCAAGGATTGTAGCAAGGCGAACCTTTTCACGTAGTGTTTCTACTGTATCTGATTCACGCACGACTACCTCTGACAAGTTACAAAACTGATAAGGACGTAGAATAATCTCTGAACAAGGATTGCAACCAAACTCATGGTTAGTATCCCGCCTACCATTCTTTGCTGCTTGTTCCTTTGAACTAGCACGGTTAAAGATACCACGCTCACCTGACTTACTTTCGTATAAGGCAAGCCACTCACGCATGAATGTACCCATATGTGGTTTCGCGTGATACGCTACAGAGTTATTAGCAAGCCCACGTTGTGCTTCCATTTCCCACCACTTGCCTGCTTTAGCATGACGCATCTGGTCATCACTAAGATTAGACAAACTGATAAGTGCGCTACGGCGTACACCGCCTACGACCACAACCTCACCAATCTTACACATGATGTCATGACATTCGATTGGGTATAGCCTACGTCCAGCAGCACCCTTGAACTTCTGAATACAAAACTCAAATAGTTCAATGAGTGGCTGTGGACCTGATGCACGACCACCAAAAGTCTTTAGCCGTGCGCCAGCAGGACGTACTTCGCTGACATCGAACTTGGGAACTTGTCCTGTATACAACATAGCAATCAATTCCTTCAGTGACTTTGCCCATCCGGGGCGACTATCACCTACCTTAATTATTGTGTCTGTATCATGGAAGTCTTCATTTACTTGCGGTAGCTTATCCACATTATTGCGCTCTACAGAGAAGCCTACACCTGTACCACACATAAGTATATACATAGTCTCATCGAAGGCACGTGGGCTATCAACAGGAACATAAGAACAGTTGTACCCACCTACATGGCAGCGGTCTAGTGCTGGTCCAGCAGTCATTAACGCCCTCATAGAAGGCATGACAGCTTGTGTAAGCACAGCCTCTTCCAATTCACCGCGTAATGAATCCGATAGTTTATAGTCATGCTTATCTGCTAGATGTTTAGTTATATAATCAAAGTATCTAGCTACAGTTTCGCTCCATGTTTCTCTTCTTTGTTCGTCTTCTTTCCATCGTGCATAACGTGAAAGTGCTATAAAGTTTTGGTAGTCTGTTGGTAATTGATTGCTTATCATATTGTTCACTCCGTTATTGTTCTAATGTTTCTGATAACAGCACCCTCTACATCGTAGAAATATTCATTAATGCCATCTTCTAATTCCTCACCGACTCTACCATCGGCAGGCACTGGGTATTCTTCTTCGTCTATGTCAAGCGTAATGAACATCTTAACTCTTATCATTAGCCATTACCTCTTCAATCAACTTATCTAAATACCACTGCGCTTTCTTTAAGTCCTCAAGTGGTTTGTCTTTGTAATCAAAACGCCAAAGGTATTTCATAATGTTACCTTGTAGGTAATACTTGAACCCATCACCAGTCGCAGCGGCAATTGCTTGAATACATTCAATGCCTGTCTGATTATAATGAGGTGGGCTATTGACCATATCAACAGCATTTTCTGCAGGCCACATCTGTTTTGAGTCTGATTGTGACATAGCTTGTTTCATAAATGTTTCGTGTCTCATGCCCTTCCTTTCGTCCTTGTTCCAAAGTTTAACCGTACAACATTACCATCTTCTTGAGTAGTTACAACAGGTTCTTCCGTAATGGATTCAAGTATATTGTCAATCTCTTCCATTACATATGTATGTACAAAGTTACGCATGTCATCATTAATTTCCATTAACGGTACTGTAGCACACATCATCTTGGTGAAGTGCATTAACTGACTGTAGCTTTCATCATCTAGATTGTTGTCTGCACTTGTGATAATAGCAACATCAACCTCTCCTGTCCACTCACTATCTATTACAGTTGGCCTTACGCGAACTACGAAATCATCTTCCCTTAACTCCAAGAAACTATCGTCCATTTGCTATCTCCTTTTCACTTTGTTACCACTGAACTTAATAAACTTTGGATGTTTATTCCTGCCCTTTTCTCTAAGCCAGTCTTCAGGAATGATGCGGTCATAATACCTAAAGCCATATCGTATACACCATTCACTATACGATGACTTTGCTCCCTTACGAAGTTTACGCCTACTGTTTTCAAATACAAACCGTATGTCAAGATTTGGATGTTGCTTCTTGATAGCAAGATGCTTACGTCTATCTGCTGCCGTGAACATACCTTTTGTTTCTATTATGATACCATTAGACAGCACGAAGTCTGGTGTGTAGGTTCTGTACGCTAGGTCTTCCCACTCAATCTTAACCTCTTCATATAAGAAGTCTTCTTTTAGTTCTTTGAGATAGTCAGATACCTTGAGTTCCAGACCGCTACGATAGCCATACTTTCGTGCCGCCCTAAATTGTTTTGCGTTAGGCATCTACTTGTACTTTTCATCCATTGAAATGTACGATACCATCTTGGGTTCTTTAGCTTGTGACATCACGGCAGGATGTTCTTTAAGCGTAGGCCAACATGAAAAGCGATAAGCACAGAAGATGCAGTTCTCATTCAAGACTGTGTTACCTGTAGGCTTGCCTCTAAATGTTTCAGGAACAGGCTCAAAGCAACGCTCAAACTTATTGTCTGTAACCTTCTGTACAGTATCTTTGATATGGGACATCTCTGTATCAATGTCAAGACCTGTAGCTGGTACATATTTAAATTGACCATTGGCTTTGTTGACTACCCACCAGCCACCAGCACGTTTGCCTGATGCTTTAGCATAACCAGCAAGCTGTGCAACATAACCAAAGGAATCATGTGCCGCTAATTTATCATATGATTCAAACTTGTTTTGATATGACCAATTAGAGGCTGACTTAACATCATCAACAGCACCGTCAATAACAATATCATATGTACCATTGATGGATGTATCGTCATCAATCTCAAGCGTAACCTGTTCAGCATCTTCATATTGTACTCCTGCCTCTGTTAATAGACCTTTGAAAACAGCTTCAACAATGTCTCCAAGCATCATGTTCATTACGAATGTGGTTGGTAAGGGCAATGCTTTCTCTGGTTCATTCTTATCAAACCAAAGCTGACAGCTTGGCCTTCCTATGTTAGACATACGAAGACGAAACTCACCACGCTGATTGCCCCCACCAAACTGGCGTTGTACTGCATCCATTACATCTTGACCAATCTGCTTAATAGTTTTGTCCGACATTGTGGACTTACCATTAGCAGCGTTCTCCATGTATTGATGCAACGCCAGTTCAGCAGGATGGTTCATTATGCTACTTCCACTTCTTCCTCATCAAAGTCAATGACACCATCAACGATAGCCTCATCATCCTCATCGTCATAAGCATTAGCTTTATCTGACCATGCTTTGATTATGTACTCGTTGTAGTTCTGTACCCACTGCATAAAGTCAGCAAACATGTTTTGTTCTGCGTCTGTTAGTTCCAAAGTTTTTGACACATCAAGTGACACTACGGGCAAATAGAACACTGCTCCCGTAGGAATCTTACGTTCCTCTGTATTCGCAGTAATCAAATGCTGTACAGGAAGACGTTGCATCTTTGCGAGTTTAGTAAAGGCAGTGCCTACATTCTTAAAGGCATCACGATTATCAATCTCCCAAATGAATGGCATCTCATCTACACTCACAGAGTTACCACTTGAGTCAGTAGCATTGACCAGTTCAACTGTGCCAAGCACCACACGTACTCGCTTAATCTGCTTGATGAGTTCTTGTGTCTTCTCTGGTAGTGCTTTAAAGTCTTGAATGTAACCAGCAGGTTTACCACAGTTAAAGCCGCCATCATTATCTTTCAAGTCAATGTTCAGATTGTCAGCCATGACAGTCTTTACGTACCGATTAGGACTATCACCCATACCCCGAATGAAACGCTTGTACATAAAGCGTTGCAGGAATGGACGAATCTTCACAGAATCTGCATAGTATGTGGGGCCATCTGGTACTTCCAGTTTATATGTACCACCACTCACAACTTCCATGTTCACCTTCTTGCCGTTGACATCAGCCTCACCCATTACAGGTGAATGATTGATGCGCAGACGAGCGAGAGTGCTTGCTTGCTTACGCTGACTTGCACCCTCGTTGGCAATACCCATAGCTTTCGCCATTGCTGCATAGTTGTTAGTATCAATAGTTGTTAATTCCATATTTTATACTCCTTCTTTTGAGTTAGAAAATCATAGTTATATCACGACACATCTTTTGTGTCAAGCCAGTTTGGACCAATTTTTGCCTCAAGTTCTAGTGGTACATTAAACACTATACCCCAACGCATTGTAATCAAACTAGGCAGTACTTTATTTGTATCCTGAATTATTTCAACACATCTCCTTTCTTCATCAGGATGAACGTCAATTACAATTGAATCATGTACAGTGTTTACCACACAAGATTGCATACCGTCAAGTAATTTATCAATGTGTAATAATGCAAGAGGCACAATGTCTGCTGTAGCAAACGACTGTACAGGATAGTTTTTTATCTGTGTAAAGTGCGATACTCTACCTCGTGAGTTACGCTGCACATTAGGAAAGGCAAACTGCCTACCTGATGGCGTTGTAATCATGCCTGTGTTTATAGCTTCTTTAGCCAGTCGGGAATGCCAAGAGGCAACTCCCCCATACTTCTCTGTAAAGTGTTCGTAGTACGCTGCTTCTGCTTTCGTTCTTCCGAATCCTGTTGCTCCATAGAGGGGCGCGAATGTATGCGCTTTCGCATCCTGTCTATTCGTAGGCTGACCAGCATCGGTAATAACTTTAGCGGTATATGAGTGTACATCAAACCCAGTAGATACTTCTTCAATAGCAACTCCATCTTGTGATAAATAAGCAGCCGCACGAAACTCTAGCTGTGCAAAGTCTGCTTCCATAATCTTGCCACCTTCAAACCGGGATACAAACACTTTCTTTACAGGGAATGTACCGCCGCGTGGCATGTTCTGCATGTTAGGGTCAGCACCGCTGAACCTACCTGTTGCAGTACGATGTTGAAGCAAGCGCACATGCAGCTTGCCATCAGTCTTTGTGTGTAGGTCAATGCCTTCCACGAATGAAGATAAGTATGTATCAACGGCAGATAGTCTGCGCACCTTTGACAAAAAGTCAACAGCATCATGCATGTCTTTTGACTTGGCGACAGACTCAAGTACCTCAAGATTACCTTTACTTGTGGTAAAGCCATTAGCACTTGCCCACTTTGGTGATGGTGGACGAAACTTTAACCCCGCCACAGCCATAGTATCAGTAAGATTGTAACCATTCCCATCACAATTCTTACATCTGTTTGTGTTAGCAAAAGGTGTTCCATCTTTCTTTACCTTTCTTACTTGTCCACTACCATTACATTCATCACATTGTTTTGCTTCAGTCTTATACATACGCTTTGTACCACCAGCAATCAAGCTACGAAAGTCAGCGTCATCCATGTAGGGGTCAATGGCATTGCCCCAATATGTTTTATCCATGACCTTACGGCTATAAATAACCCAAGACAATTGCTCTGGACTATTAAGATTGATAGGCGTATCACCCATCAACTCATGCACATGCTTTTGTAAGTCAATCTCTAGCTGTTTCTTCTCTGCCTCAAACTCTCTACGCACTTCATCCAGCTTGCTACGGTCTACGGTAAATCCTCGCTGATATATATGAGCAAGGCACACAGCAACCTGATTAGTCAAGGTTACAGTGTCTAACAGACTAGCATCTGCTGGTGTATTCAAACGATACCACAACTTGTCAGACAGTTGTTGTGTAGCATGAAGGTCAGCAGATAGATACTCACACAACTCGTTGTATGGTATGTCTCGTGTACTGTAGCCCTGCTTGAAGTACTCCTTGAGGGTGTCCTGCTTCTTCGTATCTAACTCATAGCGTTCTGCACAAGCCTCTAGCGATAGAGGTTCCTTCAGTCCACGCTGCAAGACATACTCAACAAGCATAGTATCAAACACTGCACCATCATACTTGAAGCCTGACTCCCATAGCCATAGCAAATCATGTGCCACGTTGTGACAGATGA